GTCTCTGGCTGAGATACTTGCCAAGGCGAAACGGATGGAGGAGGCCATGAGCGGCGTTTCTCCGGCAGGGAAAGAGACTCCGAAAGAGAAGCCGCCCAAGTCAAAGCTCCCTGACCACCAGAGCCTTTCTGAGATCCCGGCAGCGGCCCCCACCGAAACAGGGAAACCGAATGAATTTTCCTACATGGAGAATCTGGTTGGCCTTGAGTACGAAAAGGCCATTGATGCCATGAGCGAAGCGCAGCGGGAGCGGTTTCTTAAAGGATGAGTACCCTGCTGATCGACATGGAGCCTGGGGACGCTCTGGATATATCCGGGGCGGTGAAGATTACGATTGAAGAAAAGACCGGGCGTAGAGCCCGTGTAAGAGTTGAAGCGGATAGGTCTGTGCAGGTAAAACGCCTGCATGGAAAAAAGCGGGCATAAAGCCCAACAACACCCGAAGGCTCAAGAGGGCTGAAACGTGGAGGAAGCACCATGGCAAGAACTATTGTTGGCCTGGGCGACCCGAAAGCCGTCAAGAAGTTTTCGGGGATGCTCGCAGTCGATGTCGCTCGCGATATGTATTGGGAGCGTAAATTTATCGGTAAGGGGGCTACTGCCTCTGCACCGATCATGCAGTTAACCGAGCTGGAGAATGACGCTGGTGAGTTGATTACCTACGATCTTTCCATGCAGCTCACCCAGCAGCCCATTGAGGGCGATGATGTGCAGGAAGGGACAGAGGAAGGGTTGCGGTTCTACACCGACAGCGTTTACATCGACCAGGCCCGTGGTGGTGTCTCTGGTGGTGGTCGGATGACCCGGAAGCGGACCCTGCACAATCTCCGTATGGTTGGCAAGGCCCGTATGGCTGAGTGGTGGGCTCGGATGTTCGACGAGTTGATCTTCATCTATATGTCCGGTGCCCGTGGTGTAAATGCCGATTTCATTTTCGGCACTGATTACACTGGCCGGGCGAATAACGCTATCTCTGCCCCTGACGCGAACCATTTGCATGTTGCCGGTGGACACGTAAAAGCAACGGTGGTCACTACCGATACCATGAGCCTCACCGAGATCGACAAGTGTTTGGTAAAAGCCAAGCACATGGGCGGCGGTATCCAGGGCGTTCCCAGGATCAAGCCTATCACCATCGAAGGTGAAAAGCATTTTGTCGTGGTGATGAGCCCGCAGCAGGCTTATGACATGCGGGCGGCTACCGGAACTGGTGGCTGGCTTGATGTCCAGAAGGCCGCAGCTACCGCAGTTGGCAAGGCAAGCCCGATCTTTAAGGGCGGTCTCGGGATGCACAACAACGTGATCCTGCATGAGCATGACGCGGTTATCCGTTTCAGCGATTACGGCGCCAGCCTGAATATCCCCGCTGCCCGTGCGCTGTTCATGGGCAACCAGGCTGGTGCGCTGGCTTACGGATCTCCTGGTACTGGTCTGCGGTATGACTGGCATGAGGATTCGCGCGACAACGGCAACGAGGTGGTTCTTTCTTCGAGCTGCATCTTCGGCTTCAAGAAATGCACCTTCAACGGTCTCGACTTTGGCGTAATGGCCATCGACACCGCTGCCGCTGCTGTTTAAGGAAATATAACCTGACGGGGGCTACGGCCCCCTGTTCTTCTGGAGGAAATAAGCAATGCCTACTTTTAATTCTGCAAGCGCACTGAAAACTCCGATCACCTCTTCGGCGGCTGGAGAAATTCTTGCTTCCATTGGTGAGTACGAGGTACCTGACACTCTGGCCGCAGCCGATATTGTCGCGCTGTGCCATTTGCCTGCCGATCATGTGCCGGTTGACTTCATGCTCCAGGCCGATGATCTGGACACCAACGGCACCCCGACTATCACCTTGACCGTGGCAGTGCTGAACGCTGACAAAACGGACGTGGTGGCAAGCACGGACTTTATCACTGCGTCTACCGTGGCCCAGGCCGGTGGCGTTGCCCGCGCCGCAAACGTACTTGGCTTGCAGTTGGCATCGTCCAACGCTGACCGGGTTGTTGGCGTTAAGGTTGCCAATGTGGCAGCCACCAAGGCCGCTGGCACCATCAAGGGCGTTCTGCTTTATCGGCGCAAGTAATGTGTGGGGGCATGAGGCCCCCTCCTTTTAATTTTTTTGGAGTATGAGCCATGCCTAAGATTCAATGTCTGATTGAGCGCCAAGGGCCTACAACCGTAATGTATAACGGGATGCGGTTTGATTTTGTCCCGAACGAACACGGCCATTATGTGTGCGAGGTGGCCAACAATGGCGCGGTCAAGTATTTCCTGGAGACCTTTGCCGGGAAACTCTACCAGGAATATGTCGAGCCGGTTGCCGAGGTAGTGGCCGCCGGGGATATTGCGGTGGCCTCTGTTGTTGTGGTTGGCGATGAAGCGAAGCCGGATCCGGTTGCCGAGGTAGTGGCTGAGGAAACTGGGGCAGTTCATGATGCCGAGCCGGTATCGGACAAAGAGGCCATGATTTCAAAGTATGAGGCCATGGGAACAAAGAATGATATTGAGGCCGCTTGCCTTGAAGATTTCGGGGTGAACCTCAATAAGAGCTTCGGTCTCCCGAATCTGAAGCTCCAGGTTGCGGACATGATAGCAAAGAAGTTTGAGGCGTAACCGATGACCGGCCAGGACATGTTGAAAAGGGTTCTCCCCAGGATGGCAAAACACCAGGATGGCAGCGGGGTATCATTCATTGATTCCCTAAACACTGCAATCGGGTTGATAGCTGGCCGGTTGTGGGAGCGAAGGTCTGAATTGGTAAAGGCGACAATGGAGCTTGATGCTGATACAGACCCGTTCCCGCTTCCCTCCGACTTTCGGGGAATAGCGGAAGACCCTTTTCTTGTCTCTGCAACAGGGAACACCTCTGGGTTGACTCCTTTGCCAACCGGGACGCTGGCTGATTATTACGGAAAAACAGGGGTGCCAAAGCATTACCGTCTTTATGGAAACAAGATCCAGGTGTTCCCTGCTCCAAACGCTGATTATCTGGTGACAGGAGAGTATTTCGCTCATCCGAAAGATGTCGTACTCACCTCTGCAATCCCATGGTTCGGGTTGTTTGATAAGGTAATCGAAGACGCAGTTGTGCGAATTGCGGTTGCTGGTGATGCAACGGCGGTGCTTGCAGATGCAGGGTTCCGGGAAGAGATGGCGCAAGAGGTTGATTCAGTATTGAGCAGCAGGACAAACCCGGCCCCGCGTAGGTCAACAGCTCGTTTCTTATAGGGAGGCCAGGAATGGGAACAATCACCGCGCAGGACATTATCGACAAGGTCCAAATCGAACTGCACGACCTCAATGCCGTGCGATGGCCCGAGGCGGAGCTGCTTGGCTGGCTGAACGATTGGCAAAAAGAACTTACCACAATCAACCCGGCAGCATCGGTAAAGAGTGTTGCTGTGCAGATGGCAGCAGGAACAAAACAAAAAGCCCCGGCTGATGCGGTTGGGGTTGTGACCGTCGTGCGGAACATGGGTGCTGGATCAACGCCAGGAAAAGCCGTGCGGGGAATCTCGCTCGCAATGCTCGATGCGCTTATCCCCGGATGGCACACGGAAACGGCAAGCGGGACGACCGATTATTACACGGCTGAACCAGGCAACGACAAGAACTTCTATGTCTACCCCCCCCATCCCGCTTCGCCTACCTATCTTGAACTCGTATATCCGTGTGTGCCCGCTGAAATCGCCGTCATTGGCGATGCAATAACCATTGACGACATCTATGCCCCCTCCGGGATCGACTATGTGCTGTCCCGTGCCTTGTCGAAAGACGCGGAGTATGCGGGGGAAGATGGCCGGGCGATGGCGCATTACAAGAAGTTCGTTGCAATGGCATCTGTCAAAGAATCGGGAAGTCGTTAGAAAAATAGGCGGTTTTCGCCAAGAGAACAAGAGGAGCACACCATGTCGAAATTCAGTAATTACACCGAAGGCAACATTATCGAAACGACCCTGCGCGGCGCAGCATTCCCTGTCCCCGCCGCTGTGTATGTAGCCCTTTTTACGGCTGACCCCACAGACGCCAATGTCACTGCGAACGAAGTCCAGGTGGCCGCGCTCCCTGCTTATGTCCGGCAAGATGCCGCAGCCGGGGCCGCGATTGCAACAGGCTGGTCGGCGCCCGCCGATGGCGTGAGCGCAAATGCGAAAGTCCTCAC